GCGTGAGTTCTGCTCCGACCACGGCCGACCATCGGAAGCCTATTCAGGTGTGCTCAGGCAAGCCGCGCTTGCTGGCATCGTCAAGAATGTCGGCACGAGTCCAAGCGATGCGCGCTGGAAGGTTCTCGCCCCCAAACTGAAGGTGGTGAAGAATGGCTAAGCGCAATGGGCACGCGATCGGACTCAAGCTGTACGCCAGCTATTCCTTCCGCGCGAAGGATCCGGTCATAGACGAGCTGCGGACCATCACCGAGGACTTCTTCGGTCACCGCGTCACCCGCAAGGACCTCCGGGAGCTGGAACTCAAGGGCGGTCCAACCGTCAGCTGTATGCAGGCTTGGTACTTTGGCGTCACCAAGCGACCGACCTCGGCGGCGATCGAGGCCGCAGGCCGGTCGATCGGGTACCAACGCAAATGGATCAAGATGCCGAAATGACCGCAGCTGAAGTTATCGAAGAAATTCAGAAGCAGCTAGCATGGCGTGGCCCAAGTGGAGGAAGCATGGGCCACGTCGTGCTCAAACGTGAGCTAGGCCAGATCATTCTAAGAGCCCTGCAGGATGCGGAGTTCGCCCGCAAGGCGCTTCGAAATCGCTACGGTCACGCCAAAGCCGAAGAGCTAATCCAGGCGGTCAGAGACGGAAAGGGATCGCCATGACCGGGTGGAAGCATATGCTTGCCAAAAGCGCAGGGGACAAAACTACTTGCCCACAGGTAACGGTACTGGAAGACTAGATTGGGGGAAGGGGCAGGAAGGGGACGAGCCGCTAGGATCGCCTAGGATGCGATTTGGGGGGCAGGCCTAGGCCGACCTACCGGGCCGCCCTAAAAAACGCCTAGGCGGGCTAGCCCGTCCGGGCCTGAGGGGATCAAGCTAGGGATGAAAGGCCCGGAAAGCGGGCAGGGGCAAAGTGCAGGTCATCGACAAAATCCGGGACGATCTAGAATACCGCCTACCGGGCGGGCGGGAGCTATCGGTCATCATTCTTTCAAGGGATCAGGCCGAGAGGCTAGTCACGGAATGGGACGAGCGAACGAAGGAGGGGCCTTCAATGAATGAGCGCGCGGTGTTGTGGATCGTGGTGGGCGTCTTAGTGCTCGCGATCATAATCGCTCTCGGCGCTGCTTCTAGCCGAGGCGCAGACCAGCAACGGGTCGCGTGCAGCTCCCAGAAGAATGGCGGCGGCTATTGGTCGTGGCGCGAAGTGGACGGGCGGCGCTGCTGGTATCAAGGGCGCGCCGGCAAGAGTAAAACAGAACTGCACTGGTCTCGCATGCCGATGATACCCCCGGAGCGCGAGCCAGTTGCGGTGGAGCGGCCCGGGGCCAACGTCCCGGCTCCGGTGCCGCTTTCCACCGGGGAGGAGGTGGTGCAGGATGGACGAAGACGAGCCGAACATAAAACGGTGCCCGCGTCTTCCGAGGCGCGGGCATTAACTCCCGAAGAAGAGGAACTGCTGACCACCTACTGGCCGGACCTAGCCTCACTCGAAGCCAAGTCGGTGGGATTACGGGAAGTTGATCTGCCTCCGTTCGAGCCGCTTCGCCTTACTGCGCCACAGCAGCCGCGCTCCAGCTGGTCGTGGCTGTGGGTGTTCCTGGTTCCGCTAAGCTATATTAGTTGGGTCTACCTTCGAAGGAGGGCCACATGATTACCGACAACATCGCCTGCGTAGTGAGCTACTTCGACGACGAGCGGGAGATACCGGTCGACTACGTGTTGAAGTGGACCGACGGATACGAGGCCTTCGTCTGCCGGATACAGGGCAACTGCCTAGACTCAATATCACTCGGCCGCTATCCGACCGAAGCGCTGGCGTGTCGGGCCATCTACGAATGGAACCGGCTAGACGACTTCGGCAAAACTCCAACCGTAAATTGAGCAAAGAAAAAGGCCCCGACGTGGGGCCCAGGAGGGAGGAGCTTGACGAGGTCGGTTGGATATTCATCGGCCTCGTAATCGTGATCTGCTTTCTGCTGGGCTGGCTATTTGCCTAGCTCTTCGAGCCGCTGCAGGATGCGCGCGCTGGTGCCAGCTCCCGCCCAGCCATCGGCCGGCAATCCCTCCCGCGTCTGGAACTTGCGTACCGCCTCCATAGTGGCAGGACCAATGTCGCCATCGACAGCGAGGCCGGCATCCATCAGCTTGTTGAGTGACTCTTGCAGCCACTGCGCCGAGAACGTGCCGCCATCCCCGGAGGTGAGCGGGTCCGTAGCCGCGGCTTGCACTTGGTCCATAACGCCAGGGGCGATCTTGTCCACGAGTGTACGGATATCGCTGTAGGTCGAGGTGGCCTGCTTTACCATGGGCAGGATTTTGTCCCATAGCTTCAGGATGTCCTCGCGGTTGGATATAATCCTGAAGCCGATGCTGATGATGTCGCCGAAGCTGGCCATCTAGTTCCTCCTATCTGTGTAATGGTGGGCCGAAGACCTGCCACCCGAGCAGCAGAAACAGTACGAACAGCAGGATGCTGTTACCCAGGATGCCGTAGGCGCCGGCCACAACGGAGAAGTGGACGAGCAGACCGAACACAAACCAGATCAGCATAAGGATCCAATAGCAGAGACCTAGGGTCATGACTTCCTCCACTCATTGCAGCGCCTTCACGATTGCGTAGATCGACGAGATCAGGAACGTGAGGATGAAGCCGATCAAGACCAACCAACCGGCTACGAACAACACGAACTCCCAGAACGGACGCCAGCGCCTCCCCATAGAGTAGTTGTTTATTCAAATAGGCGTGAATGCCCCGACTGGCGTGATCGTCCCGGCCACCGCCTCACCGGCTACGACCTCCACATCCATAGTGGTAATGATCTCGCGCACGCCAGCGCCAAGGTCCGCATCGGCGGTCGCAATGATCTGAGCCTGTCCGATGGTACCACCTTCGGTCGCGGCAACCGTCGCCTTTTGCGGGTCATCAGGATCGACCTCGACCGTGACAATATCGGTGTTCGACGAAGACCACTCGACATCGCCGTCAACCGCGGCCGCATTGCCCTGACTGTCGACATACTCAATCTTCACTTCGACTTTGTTGCCGTCTGGAAGCGTGTAAGCCATATCCTCACCTCTTGCTGTTACTGTGAAACGATCGTAGCGGAGAGTGACAATCGCGTAGCCTTCTTGGTCCTCGACGAGCTCGAGCTTGCCGCCAAGTTGGAACTTGATCGTGGTCATGCCTAGGGTTCATAGGTCCAGTGGTCGTAGCCGATGTAGCTGAGCACAAGCATCAGCAGCATGACCATCAAAAATGCCGTGATGACGATGACCAGCTGCCGCCTAAAGCCAGCCATTCGATCCGCCTTTATAATCCGGATAAGTCTTACTGTCCAAGAACCGGCGAGGTCGCTGCTGCTGGTAGTCGCTATAATCGTTGATGCGAACGCACGAGTAACCGAGATCGACGTGGAGCTTTTTGCGATAATGCAATGCGCTCAAACCGTTCGCATTCACGCAATCGGCTTGGTTGATGTACGTGATATTACCGATGCGATTGTCGAGGTTGAGGCAGATCGGATCGGTCAGCGCCATACACCACCAGATTGCCGCCCATGTTTCCAGCATGGCTCACTCGCATTTATCGCAGATGATTTTGGTCACGCGTCCGTGGGCTTCCATGCAATTGTTGACGCCGTTGGCGAACCGCTCCAAGGCGATCTCGTTGGTCGGATCGAGGATAAGTATGTTAAACAGTTTGATGACGTGCTGCTGTATCGCGTTGTCCAGCGCGTCAAGCATAAGCTGTCTCATAATCATCGCTGCTCTTCTGGCGGCACTTGCGGTTGCGGGATCGGCGAGTCGGCGTGGACCGTATCCGGCTTGGTCGGCAAGTCGGTATGCGCGACTTCATCCGGCGGGAGCGGCTTCAAAGGTACGATCCGCACCTCTTCGTCGGCACTCTGCAACTTGAATGGATCGAACTTTGGTGTCTTAGCCTTGGCCTTGCTCAAAGATTGAGCATCAGGAACCACGACGCAGCGCGATAAGATTGCTTGCACTTCTTTCTGTTGCGCGAAGATCATCTCAAATTCGTTCTTGCGCGCGGTAGCTGCGAAGTTGAGCGTGAACCAAAGCATTGCGATCATCGCCAGCACAACTATCACCATGCCGAGCATGACCGGCTGCGAGCCCATCGCCGCCATGAAACTACGCGATGTCGCGCCAACCTCTTCGGTTATTCCAGCGTTCATTGTGCTGGCACCAGATGCTTAAGGGGACTAAGCGGTGGTCGCGGTGCTTCCGGTGCGGCCGGTCGCGCCGGTGCGGCGGGTGGTTCCGATCGCGCTGGCACCTGGAGCAGCTTCAACGCATCCTCCGGCAAGATGCAGTGCATTGACTTCTCAACCAACGCACCTTGATCCTTGACGATCGCGCCCCATTGCGAGAACAGCTTGTCATTCGCCGAGAACAATGCCTGCACCGTCGTCTCGGTACGCGCGGTGATGCGACTTAGATAATAGAACAGGAACAGCAGCAGCGCGATATTCATCAGCACCATGGCAATCGCGAGCGGCTGCGACTTCATGCTGTCGACGATGCCGGTGGCGACGTTGCCGGCTTGCTTAACACCTTCCTGCAACGTCATGATGACACGTCCTTCATTTGGTCTCTTCGTCTATTTCTCTTTGCAGCTTGCGGGCCGGACCTTGCAATTGCTCGGGTAGATTATTGATGTCGACTGGCGTACTGCTTTCCGATTGCAGCTTGAAGACCGCCTTGGTCTGCTGGTTCATTTCGGTGACTTGCTCTTTCAGAACCGTGATGCGCTCGTCGAAGACCGGGAGCTTGGTCAGCGTCTCGCCGACCTTATCCAAGCTGCGCTCCAGGTTATTGATACGCGCCAGCGTTGCGTGCACCTGTCGGCCGCCTACGGCATCCAGTATTTCAACCTTGGCGACTAGCTCCGTCACCTTCTGGTCTATGTGCGCACCCCACATAAGCGCGAGCACGATCTGCCCGAGCAGGAACAATAGAAACGCTACCGCGTTCTTGTTCGCGTTGAGCATTTCAAACATGATGTTGGTACCACACTCTACGCATCCACTTGGTTTTGCGTAGGCCCTTGGTCTCGACTGAGATAATCGCCGCGCGAATTTCCTCGCCCTCTCGCTGCTCGGCCAGCGCGGCCCCAGCCTGTCCCCAAATTATTTTCCGCACGTAGAAGCCTTCGCCACGTAGCTGACCGATGGCCCAAGCCGTCGCGTTGGCGGCATGTATCACATTCTTCATTCTTATTTTTCGACCACCTTGTCGTGATCCTTTAGCGGGCCTTCCGTTGCCAGCTCCGGTGTGGTCACAACCTTCTTAACGTCCGGCATGTCCGCCACGCGGGAGACTTGCGCGGTCTTGGAGTTGGTCACAAACGAATAGATCATCGCGCCGAGCAAGATAATTCCGATCAAGGTATTGATGACCATGTCGGTCGCCGGACCGACCATGTCGGAAGCGATCAATCCCTTGGCGCTAAACCACGCGACCACGCTCGGGATGAAAACCGTTAGTACGCTTTTGAGTTGTTCTTTTTCCATGGCCGTCACCGCGGTTCGAGGGGAACGGTCCGCACCTCGTCATCGTCGCTCTGCATCTTATACGATTGCTTGCTCAATATTTTCTGGATGGTGTCGATGTCGACGCTTACGCACTTGGCCAGCAATTGCTGCGTCTCGCTGTTGGCCTTGTAGATGTGCTCCATCGCGTTGCGGCCGGTCCAGAAGATGTAAGCCAGCAGGGCAAAGTTCATGACCACCAGAGCCAACGCCAGCGGCTGGCTTCGCATGACATCGAAGAAACCACCAACCGCCTTGCCCGCCTCGGCGACGCTCATGTGCTAAACCATCCCCGGTCCGATGGCGTCCTCGCTCATGTAATGCTGGACCTCGAGCAACATCTCGTTGGCTTCCCGGCGCAACTCCACCTCGTTGCGGTTGATCGGGCCCCAATGTTGTCGCAGGTAGCGCATTCCAAGTGCTGTCACAAATGCGTGGAATGCAGGAGCGAACTTGCTGAGAAACTGATACTTGGCGCCATCACCAGTACCGTAGCCGCCAAGGTCGTTGCTGTCCGGCCCGATGTCCTTCTGGAAGCTGGGCAGGAAGCCGTTGGGATTGGCCCAGTATTTCGGCAGCAGCGGACCGATGCGGTTGCTAGCCGAGCGGATATTCCAGCTGGTCTGAAACATCCCAGCCTCGGCGGTGTCGCTCGCCACGTTGGTTGCGCTCATGTCCCGGCCTTCGCAGTACTTGCCGGAAGACTCGCGCATCCCAAGTCCCAGGATCATTACGAACAGGTGGCGCAGCGTGTCGATGCCGTCCTCGGAATTGTCCATGCCGAGCTCACGGAACTTGGATTTGTACCAACTGAGCGCATCATTGTCCGGGCTATTGCGGTCGGCCATCGCCATCGTGACCGCAGTGGGATCATCCTCGGCTAGCTGCTGGGCGGCAAGCGCAAAGCACAACGCCACTCCGGCGGTGTATCCCTTGGGAGCCTTGCCACGATCGCGCCAGCTGTAGTTGGAGATCGCCGAGGCGTCGGAGATGCGCACGATCCCGTCAATCTTCTCTTGCGGCAGAACGTTATTGCCGGCAGCCTTGGCGGCATCGAGTTCGTCGAGTGCTGTCCAGGTCTTCGGACCAACAACACCATCGGCGCTCAGGCCAGCCGCGGCTTGATAGCCCTTCACGCCGCCATCGGTAATGCCGCCGAAGTCCCCGTCCACCGGCTTGATACCGAGCGAACGCTGGATGCTTTCCACATGCGGGCCTTTGTCGCCCTTCTTGACGGTAGGACGATCGGCCGGTGGCGGCTCCGGGTCCGGTCCCGGCTCAGGCCCTGGATCCGGTCCGGGTTCTGGATCGGGTCCCGGCTCGATGCTCTTGCCCGCCAGCGACTCGGCGATGCTAAGGCAGATCGCCTCGAAGTGTTCGCGGTATAAGTCGGCGTCGGCGCGACTGTCCACGAAGCAAGTCTCAATGAGCACGGCGGGCTTTGAAGTGTTGTTCAAGAAAAATAAATCAGTGCGTTTCTTGGCGCCTCGGTTCTTCAGCTTGCCAGTAGAAGAGATGCCGCCGGCAATCACCTTCGACAAATCCAACTGGGTGACGTAGAGGCACTCGGTGCCCATCGGCGAGCTCGTGGTCTGGTACGCATTAAAGTGCACCGAGACGTCAAGCTCTCTCGACTGGCTGTTGTGGTAGTTGACGATGCGGTTCAGGTTCTCATTCTGGGAGTGGCTCACATCGTCATGGAAAGTCTTGACCTTTAGGCCAGCTCCCGTCATCAACTCCGCGACCCGGTTGACGACACGGCGGGCTTCGTCGACTTCGTCGAGGTATCCACTGGCGCCTCGGATGTACTTACCGTGTCCGCTCGAGATGACAAAACTGCTGGCCATCGGTTCCTCCTCCTAATTATTCTGCGCCAGTGCGAACGCGCGCGACGGCGCATTTCCTCACAATAGCGGCAAGTCACTGCTTGATCTTTTGAGCGGTGGTGTCTGACTTGACCATCTCGTTGTGCCACTCGGTATAGAGTCGGTGACGCTCGGTACCAATCTCATCCCGGGTTGGATCACGCCCGAGGGTCTTTCTCAGGTCAACGATAATCTGTAGATCTGTCTTCATGGCATACTCCTACTAAGCACGATTGGCATAGGCTGAATGTCGGGATTGATGATGCGTTTAGCCTCTTCGATTTGATCCAGAGTTGCGCCTTGCGCCGGAGTGAACTGCCAGGTGTTTCGGTCATCAGGATCGCCGACGAATGCCTCGATGATCGGGCACACCTGCCCGATGGCAAAATAGAGCTCGTCCATAGTCATCGCATCATCCCTTATTGAAAGCGTGCGCGCGCCCGGTCCAGATGGTTGCCAAGGCAAACTCGATGTCGCCGTCAGGTACGTTCGAGCCCTTCAATTCCGGGTTGGCTTCAATTGCTGCGGCGATGGTCGCGTTGGAAGAGACCACATGCGTTGCAATCATCTTCGGATTGTCATCACCGCGAATGACGTAGTCCGCATAGTTAATACGGATTTCATGATCCGCTGTTCCGGGGTCTTCGCTCTCGACGTACTGCGCCACGCGCATAGATAGAAACAACACGCGCGCCGAGAACTCATCATCGCGAGCGGTTGAGATCAGATCAATAGCTGCCATTTCTAGCTCCCGATAATCTGCGCGGTGGTGCCGCCCATATCTAAGGTTGGTGCCAATGAAGTCTTGGCTTTAGCTTGAGCCGCGAGCCGGGCACTCTGCGCATTCAAGCCGATCCCAATTTCCAAGATGGCTTTGTCCCCCAATGGCCACGGCATCTCGCCGCCATCGACGAAGGTGCCCGACTCGTTTGTTCCAGCCAAAGTATGGCGCCGACCTTGATCGTAGATGCGCTCGGTAAAGCCCTGCGGCAGCCACGGCAAAGCGTAGCCGAAGTCGTTAGCAAAGTTCTCTGGCGTGTCCGCGTATAGCAGGTCATCAACGCGAACGTAGACATTGCCGTCTGGATGCTGCTGGACTTGTTTCATAGCTTGATCATCACGTTCCAATAACCCTTCGGGTCGAGGATGTTGAGTGGTGCGCCACCGCCGGTAGCCTGAATGTCGGCTTGGGCATTCAAAGTATAATTCGTCATGTTCGGCGCAGTCACCGACCAGATCGTATAGGTAGCGCCAGCATCAACTAAGATAGAACCAGAGGCTATTCCATGATTATGGCCAGCATTAACGTGGTAGTGGTTGGCCATGTTAGTGATTGTCGGTGACTCTGTTTCAGCGCCTGCTGCTGCGCCAAGTGGACGCGAGGTCAAGCCAGCACCCGCACCCGCAATCGCAATCGAGCGCCCGAGCTGCTTGGTCAGGAACAGCCGGCAATTCGCCGCCCATGCTGCGGCGGCGTTCCCTTGCGCTGCTCGTGTCGTCGCGGCGCCGGCGCTGGTCTGGATCGGCGCAGCGGTGTCGGAGACATTATTGAATATCAATATGAACAACGCCTGCGCCAGAACGTTGGCATACGACGCACCGGAGGCTCCGCTGCCGATGGAGCCGTCGTTCATCATTATCCAGCCGGTATCTGGCACGGTCTTGAGCGTGATCTTGGCGTCGCCGGTCGTAAAGCCCCCACCGCCTGCGCCAACAAACGCAGTGGTTGCTAGGCTCGTATCTGAGTCCCCGGGGGAAGGAGTTGGTGCACGAACGTCGCCAGTGAATACCGGCGAGTCTAGGGTAGCCAATCTCTCGGTGGAGAACTTTGTCATCAGATCATCTCGACGTCCATAAAGAAATAGCTACGACCCCCGGTTACCGACATAGTTGCTCCTACGATGAGTGATGCGGCGTAATCCCCCGATATGGAATACATCACGCCGCCCAGGTGGTAGCTCCAGGCTATCTCGGGGGCCGCCGTAAAATAAGTCGTTAGCAGCATCGGACTCGTACCGTTGTACTTCCAATTGACCGGATCGGATCTCAATGTCTGTCCGGCGGGAATAGTTGCACCAGGAGCACCGCTGAAAAACACTTGGGTCAGATCACTCGCATCCCAACCATTCGCAGACCCGCCTGGATATGCCGAGTGACCGATGTACATCTTGCTGAAGCTGAGGGCAGAGACACCAACAGAATTGTTGCTGACGGTGACTCGCACCTGCGTCTGGCCACTCGGCACATTGACGATACCGATAGTTCCCGCACCTACCGCATAAAAGAATTGCCGGATCGTCCAACCGCCCCATGAAGAGCCGTAGTTATACTGCACCGAGCCAACGACATTGTTCCACGGCGCGCTTGGGAGGATAGGCTCCGGGAGCAAGCTTCCACCGGCGCCTCCTGTAGTGAACGTAAGACTGCCCCCGCTACGATTGAGCAGAAAATCACTAGAGGGAGCGCCTGGATCAAGATGCAGATAGACTTGCGGCTTGTTGCCGGTCACCCACGAGCCATCGGGGCCGAGGTTGACCGGCTTGCCAGCGGCGTTGCGGAACTTCGCCAGATTGGCTGGTATGCTAATGTCGACGAACTCATTGGTGTTGAAGTAAAATTCGGCCAAGCTCAATGCCATGTAATTGGCATCGGTATCGTAGCGACGACCAATGAGAAAAGACGCCCGCGTCCAGTCAATAACCGTGTTTGATGGTGCCGTAACATCAAACGTCTGGGCTACTCCATCGACGTAGCACTTGGTTATGCTGGGCAACGAGAAGGCAAACACGATGTGATGCCAGACGAAATCCTTTGGGATTGGACTGTTCGTTCGAATGTTGCAGGGATTAATACTGCCGGTCACATCATTAGTTGCAAAATTTATATAGTTGTTGACGTCGATCCAGCATGGATTAAATCCACCGGGAAAATCAATGATGCGTTCTTCTGTATCCCAGTAGACGCGCTTGAACCAGAACGAGAGTGTCCCAACCTTGCTGTCAACGGCAGTCGTGAGTGTCGCCTGTAAATAGGTTCCGTAGCGAAACGAAAGAGAACTGACAGGGAAATCCCCGGCGCTGCCTCCCGCGCCGCCATTGAGAAGTTTTGTAACCGCGAGCATCAGTCATCCGTCCCGGCATTGGTGATGTAGAGTACCTTCACGCCGTGCAAGCGTGCGTCGATGGCCATGTTGTCAGACGCGTGAGCCGGATTACGTTTGACCTGAAATTGCACCACATCATTTTCTACTGGCGATCCGCCAATGGTGATCGCGGATGATTCCGCACCGATATAAAGATCGTTGGTGGTGCCACCGATCTCGACCACGACTTGCTCGGTGCCGAAGGCCACATCCATCGCGTCATCGTCAGACCGGGCGACCGCTTGCAACGCCCAGACCACGCCGAAATTTGTCGTCGTTGCACCGTGCGACCAGATAGGGACGAATGTTATGGTGCCTTCATTCCATCCCTTCGGCATGGCGATTTCGAACTGAGCAAACTCCTGCGTTGTGGTATCAAAGTCGAGCGTGCGGATCATGTTCTTGTTGGTCGTGGTCTCCATCGTGCCCGGTGCCGCGCCATTGGTCGCGCGTGACACCATTGCACTAGCGGGCACCCAGATCGTTTGCTTGCCACTACCACCACCGGCAGCAGCAACTGCCGCAGTTACGAATGCGGTCGTTGCAACCTTGGTCGTATTGTTTCCGGGACTCTGCGTGATGGCAGTTGACCCTATGGTCAGCTGCAAGTCCGAGCCCATGACAATCGGATTGCCGGCCGGATTGTTGGCAAGCGTGCTATTGCCGACGCCACCAACGAATGTCGGAAACGTGTCAGTGCCGGGAGCGGAAGTGAACTGCGCGCATATCCGGCCAAAATTGGCATTGTAAAGCGTGAGAGCGGAATTGCCCTTTGTACTAAAGGCCAACCCGATGTCGGCATCTGTTCCGGCCGCAGCGATCAGGGTTTGCCCCGCTACCGGGTTCACATCCAATCCGGTCGTAGGTGTTGCAACCGATGATCGATAGCTTGTCACTCCATAAAATGTTGGAGTGGTGCGCCACGTCGCCAGCGGCACACCTTTGATTGAAGTCGCGGTAACCCATTGCGCAACCTCGTTTGCGTTCGGCGTGCCGCTGTTGTTGACATTGCCAGAGCCGGAACCAGTCGCGCCCGGAGGACCGGCCGGACCTTGCGCCCCTACCGGCTGCGTGCCCTGGAAATAAACGCCGTCATTGTTGCCGGTAGGTATCGTGAAGGCCGACGCGTCGGCTGCCTGGCCGTTAATCCAAACCTCGTAATAGTCGCTGCCGCTGGCACTATCGTAGCAAGTGATGTGAGCAAAGCCGTCGGTCGTGTTGCTGGTCGCGAAGTGGAGCAACGTTCCGTTCTTATAGATGGCGATGTACAAGTTGCTGCCGAGCGCCAGCCCGGTAGCGAACACCGACGCCACAAATATCGTCTCGCCCAAGGGCGGCGTGTATCGGCTATTGCTGGTGCTGTAGAAGCTGCCGTTGTTGTAACCAATGGCACCGAAATTGATCTTCGACCAAGTTGCATGCGCGACGCCTTGGCTGGCGGCCTTATAAGCCGTGAAGCCGGTTGCAGCTCCCGTACCTAGGCCGGTGCCTTCCGGTCCCTGCGGGCCTTCAGGACCAACGGGACCTTCGGGACCAGGAGGGCCCGCCGGACCATCGGCGCCAGCAGGACCAGCAGGGCCGGTAGGGCCAGGGGGACCGCCGGGAGTGCCGGGCTCGCCTTGCGGGCCGGTAGGACCGGGCAAGCCCGGAGAACCGGGCACGCCGGGAGCGCCTTGCGGACCTTGCGGACCTTGCGGACCAGGGGGACCGCCCGGGGTGCCAGGAGTACCCTGCGGCCCTTGCGGGCCTACCGGACCAGTCGATCCCTTTTCGCCCGCGGCGTTGATGGACCACGAGCTGTAGGTGCCGGTGCCGTGGTACGTGTCTGTGGTTATGACAAGGTTATTGCCGACGTACTCGGAGACAATACCTTCCATCCACCGAGAGACGTCATCGAGTGCGGAAGCCCGTATCCGAATGCCGGGACCAAAGCCCAGACCATACTCATTCAGTACGAAGGTGCGATCATCAAATGCGCCACCAATCAAATGTGTACTGTTGCTGGTGCCATAGATGATCGGTCCGCGCGCTCCATAAGGCGCAGACATCGCAATCGCAGTCGGTATGTGTTCGCCATCAATGATGACGGGACCGCGATTGATGACCTCGAGGCTGATAATGGTCACCGCGTTATTCCCTCAAAGATGGTCAGGTCGATCTGAATGGTAACGCGCCTGAACTCAGCATCGATGCCAACCACGTCCGCTACGTACTTGCCCGGGGTCTGTCGCTTCATGACCTCCTTATCAATATTGAATAAGAAGAAGCCGAAGTCTGGCGCCTCGCCGATCGCGAGCGTGCCATCTTCGGTCGTAGCTGAGATCACCACCTCATGGTCATCAGTCTGCCGGCGTACCTCCATCTCAAAGAGGATACCTCTGATATCGAGTTGGGGCGGATCGGTTTCGCCGGTGTCAACAACATACTTGACGGAGTCGATCCAATCCTCGTTGGTGCCAGTCTGCACCTGGAGGATTGCGAGCGGCATCGCCAATAGGTTGGTGAGCGGAGGGCTGGACGTGATAGTCATCTCAGCGCACCTTATGGGCTGCTAACGCGATAAGCATTCAACTGCGTGGAGCCGTAGATGTACGGATAGGCAGTGGTCTGGTAAGCCACCAGCGTCACGTTATCGCCAGCAACCAAGTTGAACTGCTGCGTCACGGTGACGCCGATGGTAGAGCCATCACCGTTCCAGCAGTAAGTCAAAGCACCAGCCGAACCACCATTGACGAAGAACTCAGCTTGGAACGAACCGGGCCCTTGGTAGCCCGGCGTGTACGGCGCAGCTCCGAAGTAGCCGAAGCATTCCCATATGCCAGCGTCCAAAGGTCCAACCCAGAAACCGGCATTGTTGGAACCCGACGCCGGATCGCGGAAGAACGATCCTCTGAGCTCGTACATGTTGGTGACGGTAAGCAGCGAGCCCGCTGGGAAGTAAATATGGACGCTACCAGCGCGCCCAATGTATTGACTGCGCGACCGCCACATCGTCGCTGGACTGATGAACTTGTGCCACAAGACACCAGCTTCCGCTTCGGCAGTGGTGGCGTATTGTGGACCGCTGACGAGCCGGAAGAGCGTGCCATCGTAGACAAATAGATAGAGCCCTTCGATCCACAACTCGTTCTTCTCGAATGCCTCGCCATCGAAACGCTTGATCGCGATGGGTCCAAGTCCACTAGCATTGAGGGTGACGGCCGGAAGTGTGGTGGTGTTCTTGACTAGAACCTCGCAGGTAAAGCCGGGCACCAGCGACGAGACCGGAGGCGCGAAGTTGGCAACGACGTTGTTGACGGTGCCGGTATCAACCGCGAACGGGATTGCAAACCCGGCCGCCGACACAATGCTCGCCAGCTGGAAGCGCGTTCCATCATAGATGATAATGACCACAGCGCCGGCATCGAGCTCGCCAGCCGTCAGATTGGTACCATCCGGGCGCACCAGCGCTTTCACTCCCAAGCCATCAACGTTGATATCGACAACGCCGGTGTTGGTATTGGCGATCTTGACCTCGAGCAACAAGCCGCCATCGAGCGCGGTAATCGCCGGCGTGTAGTTCGCGATGACGTGATTGACGGTACCAGTGTCGATGGTGAACGGGATTTTGAAGCCGGTTGTTTTGCTTCCCGGGATCAATTGGAAATGCGCGCCATCATAAATCATGGTGGCGACTTGACCGGCAAGGATATCGCCAGCGCCTAGCTGCGAGCCGTCGCTGTGCACAATCGGCTGCGAACCAATGCCGTTGATATTGAGCGACGCCGCGCCGGTATTGCTGACCGCAATCAGCACCCGCATCGTCAAGCCGGGTTGATATACATCGAGCGGTGGATCGAGCGCGATCGACACGACGTTGGCAGAGCCAGTATCAACGCCATAGATGACCCGGCCGTTACGCACGGCCTTCAAAAGCTGAAACAGATCACTCGATAAAGGATTTATCCCGGCCTTTGAGATCATGTTGGTGATCTCACGCATGGGATGTTCAAACGCTTCAGCGGGCGGGATCGAGCCCTCCCGCCCCTGACTTGGGTCACCGTTGATATACGGCGCGTTCGGGTCGGCGACACCGTAAGGCGAAACATATTTCATCGCATTCCTCCTAGGGCGTACCTTGCATCGGGCCGCCTTCTGCCAAGTCTGAAAAGTCCCAAGTCAGTTCTGTGTGCGCGGGTTTCCATCGCAACAACAAACATTCCAGCTCGGTCGGGATGCCGATCTCAAGATGGTGGTGGACACCAGCTTGGCTTTGACCAGCACGAAACCAATCTAGGCTTGCTTCGCCGACATGCGCGAACCAGTAGAACCGCATCTCGGGCGGGCCGATGTACCAGCGAAAGTTCTCTTCCGGACTTGGCCTCGTATCACCAACGCGCGAGACACCAGCCATGAACGGCGCGAACTCGCCGATGACGATTTCATGGCCTAGCCAATCCATCACCCATTCATAAAAGGCGCGCGACTGCCCGCCTCTGAAAGTCATTTTGAAAACGAGTTGCTGCTGGCGTTCCGCAATCGTAAAAACTTGCGGCCAGCATGGATCGGGTAAGCCCCAAGCACGCTCCCAATCCGGTAGCAACTCTACAGTCTTGCGCGGATCGCTCTCGAGCTCGAGCAGGTCCGCAGCGCGACTATCGACAAAGCCCCAGAAGTTATTCAGGCCCTTCTGTACGCAATATTGTACTGACCCAGCCTCGCGCGGCCAGGCAATGCCCCAAGGCAGTAGGTCCAGGAACGCCGATAGATAATCACTACCGTTTCGGCGGACATGTTTGTCAGGGGGTATAAGTGAAGCCATAAATAATATCGCCCAAGACTGCCATGTGACCGTTGCTCGGCATCACGTCATCAGCGGTAGTTGAGAGCTTGAACGAGATAACGCCCGGCGCATTCATCACGGCCGAATATTTCCAAGCTGCGAATATCGTTTGGCCGGGAGCTGCCACTTCGAGCAAGAGATCGTTGATGCTATCTTCAATCGCAGCGCGCACATCGGGCGAGTCCAGCGCCAAGTCAATAATGTGGAGATCAATTGGCTGCCGGATTGGTGACAACACCCAATGATCCTTCACCGCAACCGGCCGCACGAGATCGATGTAAGCTGCGACACGATCAAGATCCTCCTGCAAGGGAAAGCCATCATTGTCCGCGCGCGTCTCATCGCACATGATCCTGACAGTGACTGTGCCTATTCCCATTTCATTTGGAGCGCACCAAGCGCGGGTGACACCCGGCACAGCTTTTGCCCAACGCACATAGTCATGCTGGGCGCCGCCCATTGGCGGCTCGCGAATGCGCTCGAGAACGCGAATGCGAAGGTTGTCGTCATTCTCAACTTCTGCACCACCGCCAATATACTCAACCCGCGCATTCTCGGTCAGATTGTCGATTGGCTGAAGAAAGGTAAGAGTAGCGCCAGATTGGATATTGCCGACTGTTCCGGGATCGAGCGCTCGCACCTCGATTGGAGTTGGCGCATCATCAAGCAAGATCACTTCATCAATGACTTCGTATTCTACTACACCGCCATAAGACAATCGCGCTCCAACTGGGATGACAACATCAGGCGCGCCGAGAACCGTGGCGGTGCCCTGCGCCAATGTTGCAGCCTTGCGGCCGGTGGTGCCGTCCGAGTTGACTAGCCAGATGTCTCCGTGACGGTCTAGCCATTCGGTCTCGGCGGTGTCTGGTAAAAGCTGGAGCGCTAGCCAATCTATAAAACGCAGCACCAGATGGCAGAGACCGGCTTGCGCATCTGACATCACGCGCAAGACGTTGTTGCCGATAAGGATCGCCCCCGAGAGAGCGGACGTTACCTCATCGCGAACCTGTTCGCGCGTTTGTCTAAGGGTGGGTGTGTTCCAAGGCATTAGAATGTCACCACTTGATCCCAGAGGTAAGCAAAGCGCAACTGGATCGCTTGCAAGGGTCCGCGATATATCGTCACAAAAACATCAATCTCAGATCGTCCTACGCGTTGAGCTTGGACATCAATTGCAGACGCAATCCGATTGACGATGAAAGGACGCAGCGCCTCGCGTGTGTACTGCTCTGCTCGCGCCACGGTCGAGCCTTCATATGAATTGGCATCGGATATCTTGGCCCGGAACAGCAGCCAGTTCTTGCAGCCGATGGGCCAGCCTCCCCAAATCTCTTCGGCATCAAGATCGCCCCACCAGCCGCGTCGGTCGGTGCTATCTGGATCCGGTAAGATGTCGCTGGTCGAAGCGAGAGCGTCCGTCATCAAAGCCACCCGCACCGCGGTGGCTAGCTCTTCCTCTTCGCTCAACCCTTCCGTTGACTGCAACCAATCAGCCAAGGTGCCGGGCAAAGGCCCAGCCTGCTTCATCTCAACGAGCGAGTTTCGACCTTTGAGGAGGATGTCGACCATGACGTCAGACCGTCAATGCGCGAACAGTACCGCGAACGAAAGCTGGATGTACCACCTTGTTGTCGGCAACGATCTCGTCAAAGCGCGAGGCGTCCGAGTAGATGCGATAAGAGGTGGCAAGAGCCGGCAACGGGCGCAGGTTGTAGTAAACAACTCGCGGCAGCGGCATCGCGGTATCGGCTAGGTAGCGTGCGGACTTGGCAGCCAGCTCCCGCAGCAGCTGGTAAACAATATTATCCATATCGTCCGCGGCCATCTCCTTCGCTAAATCAAAACTGTTCTTCATCCGCTCCTGCATTGCCTCAATATCATCGCGGCTCTTAAACGTGGTGGCTGCGATAATCTTGCACTGGCAGGAGAGCGCAAAGAGAACGCCGAACTGGATGGTCCAGAGCGAGCCCAATATTGTAGGCACCTCCGAACGTAACTGGGCCAGCACCGGATCAAGTTGCGATACCGAAATACCAGCAGCTAAGGCGGCGTCGAATACAACCAACATATCTTCCGGCAATGAGCCGTCACGAATAGAGGTCTCAACGTTGGTTTGCAGATCGCCAGCTGCCGTGCGTAAGTCAGAACCCTCTCGGCCTTTGGTAGAGGTGAACGTCATAAGCTTGTCGCACATCCGCTTGATGATGCCGGCAATCTCAGCGACCATAATCCGCGTATCGGTGCGGATTTCCGCTTCGGTATCGATTACCCCTTCCATCACCGGATCCTTATTGCCGCCGGACCGCCGAAGGTGCCGCCACCGAAATTGGAACCACCGCCGGCAATCGATACTCCAGTCAAAGTGAATTGCCGCTTGCCGGTAGCGACTACAGTTTTGTCCAGATTAGTTGTCGCCGTCTCCAGCAGCTTGCGAGAGTCGTCCTTGAATACCTTAGGCGCTTCTCCCGCCTCCACGAATGCCAAATCAAATTCATAGAAGCCGCCCTTTTGCCGGCTCTCCGAAACGCCATAGCGCTCAACCATGACCATCATCGGCCCGCCTGAGCTAGCTCCCTCCCGCCCACCACCAAAGGTTATGGAAAGGGATGGATGTATCAACTCGCCGGGCCCGTCCATCTCCAACGCTTCCAACATCGCGTTGCGCTGAGCAATCATGTTGGCATAAACAGCATTGGGACCGCGATTGAGTTTCTTGTCGTTCAGCAGGATGTAGCCACTAAACTGCCAATGCACCGCCTCTCGTCCCATGTCCTCGGCGTAGGGAATGTTCCGCTTTGGATATTGATGAGTAACAACGCGACGGCCAGATTGCCGGGCGCTGCTCTCAACGTGAAAGTAAACGCCACGAAAGGACGCGATGCGAAGGGTGTCGCGCCACTCGTTGTGTAGTTCGAGGATCGAACCCATTTTTAGTTATCCAACTCGTCCTGCTTGACCAGGACCGGCACCGTCGCCCAACAGCCTTCCTTGTCTACCCAGATGCGGAAGTCCTTATGGCGAATATGAGTATGATCGGCATCAACCCGCATCGACTTATCGTCCTTCTCATAATACGCGGTGACGTGTTTGCCGGTCAGGACGACGTAGCAGGAGCCGTGCCGGATGGTGATGGTGTTGCCGCCGCCATCTATGTCGATGAAAGTCGAGCTTTCCTTTTTGAGTAGCGGTCTTTGACCTTCTTTCTTTTGCTGCTGCTGGCCACCACCCGATTGACCTCCACCACGCGCCTGCGGCTGCGAGGATTGCTGTTGCGAATCATCATCCACCTTTACAAGTTGAAGCCTGATCTTGTTCTTGGCGGCGTCGGTTGAAAGATAAGCGCCGGGCTTGAGTCCAGACTTCTCATCGCCGCCAGCAAAGTGAAGTTGGATGTTCTTGTCGGCTTGGTGGTACATCGCGGTGTCGCCTTCGCGTCCACCGTGATCATCCTTGCTATCCTTCTCGTTCTCCAGCATGAGCTGGTGGCGCGGGTCTTGTAGACCTGGCAGTGAGGGATCGGAGCGCGATCCATTGGCGTACGAAGTCAGGCCGATAGCGGACTTGCCCTTCGGCTGGTCGTCGTCCTCGAATGCGCCAGCTCCCGCCTTGTCGCCAACGCCGCCACTACCGCCACCGCCGGACTTGGCCTGCTGCTGGCCACCCTTGTCCTCTTCCTCGTCCTGCTTGGCAGGCCAATAGGCAAACCCGTAAGGCTGCACGATCGGCACACCCTTGGGGCTATCGTTGCGGCCAGCATCGATGTCCGCAGTGGGGAAGATGGTACTGTGATCGACCTTGCGCGTGGTGGCGCGCGACGAGCTGCCAAGAGTAGCGGAATGTGTGTTGCTGCCGACAGTTTCTCTTCTCATTTTAGGCTAGGTCCCTTCTGGCCCATTTCATTCTCGAGCTCGAGTGTAGTGCGGGTGCCGCCCTTATCGTCCTGGGTAAAGGTCACCGACTTGCAGATGAGGGATTGGTCCATAATCAGCATCGGTGACTTTACGTGTACCGAGTTCCATGGCCGCCACAGCACGCCGCGGGTGCGGCCACCGGAAGGACCGCCGCCATTAAACCAACCCTGCAGGACGGCCTCCACCTTGATTTGCTCGCCGTTGATAGCACCGCCTTCGGACCCACTCCGCTGCGCGGCATCGGACTGCTTGCCGGGCATCTCCGCCATACTGATGAGCGGCATGAACGGACCGGAGCCAACTCCCATCGATTGGGCAAAGCCGCTCATCATATTGCCAAGCGGCGCACTCGTGACTGCCGGTCCCCAGGACTTTGGCGTGGGAGCGTTCTGCGCCATCGTTAGAAAGGCGCCGCTACCGAACTCCATGGAAATGGTCTCACGCCCTTCCAGCATGTTGACCCCTTCCTCCACCTGACCGTCGCCTTCGACGTAGCCCGGCTGAGTGCCCCAGAATGCATTACCGACCTTGGGATCTACGCCGAGCACGATCGAACGCTGGCGGGCGGCCTTCTCCAGAACTTCCCAAGTCGTCTGACCGGTCACATTGACGCGCTCAAACTTATCCATATTGATGCCGGGCTTGGCCTTGAAGAGGATGTCGTAAGGCTTGAGCAACGCAGTAGCGAGCTCGGGGTAGGTGACGTTTGTCATCTCACCACCCTTAATCGAGGCGGCTCCGTTGACGGTAGTGTAGGTGTAGGACTTGCCGGTGATCTCGACGCCGTGAGACTTCTCGGTGAAGGCTACCTGTCGGGTAGTGACGAAGCCGCCAATGGCGTACTCACCACCGAGCGTCACCGTGCAGGTATCGCCGGGACGGATTTGCTGGGCCGCGAAGTCGCGGGCGAACGGAGTGAACTCAGAGCAGGTGAAGCGATAATAGTTAAACGCTTCCTTCTGGCACAGGTAAACCGTGATCGACTTCCACTCGTTGTAGAGTTTCCCGTTCACCGTCAGGACACATATCTCACGCTCGTTGAATGCCATTATTGCTGCTGCCTTATCTCATCGCGGGTCTGCTGCCGAATTTGTTCCATTGCTCTTTCGCGATCCGCTTCCACTTCACCCAAAGCCCTGATCGTATCCACCGTACCGCGCACCCCCGGTATCTTCTTGAAGAAGTCATCAGAGACAACAGGCTCTGCTCTTCCAGATGCGCTTGGGCCTAACTTCTCTGCCTCTTCCGTCGCCCGCTTGTGCCAGTCGTCATCAGACGAAGCCGTCGACGACGGAGGTGGTTGCCATCCACCTGCTACGCGATACGGTGCAGCATTTTCAGGATCACTACGAGACGAGCGGCGATCAGCACCGTTACGATTGATAGTGGTGTTGCCCTCTACCCCTTCTCCACCAACGTCGGCATCAACCTTGACGCCCTTCGGACCATCGACATTGACGTTGAGATCAATCTGACTTTGGCGATGCCACTTGAGCGCAGTCCCGGAGATGCGCTGGCGCTCTTGTTGCATTTCAGTACGAGCGCGGAGAATGTCTTCTGTCCGCAAGACTTGGTACTTGATGGATTGCCCGGTCGGGAACACATCGAGCCCGTGCTCGGTCGCGGTCTTCTTATTGGGAGCGTAACCAAGACGCTCGGCCAACGCGGCGTTAACGTCGATGCCTTTGTTCTTGGAGCGTGGATCGATCTGGTTGGGCCCGATATCAATCACGCGACCCATAACGCTAGGCCGTCCTGGCCTCTGGTCCCAAACGCGCACCGGCATTCCCTGCTGCTTCTCAGCCGGACCAGCAGCTTGCCGGTAGGGGATGGCAATGCCGGGAACGTCCTGGCCGTAGCCACCGTAGTTTGGTTTCGCCTGCCCCTTCTTTGGGCCGCTGGTATATTTGTCGTCCGGGTCATCCCAACCGATCGCGCTGCCAAGTGACTTAGGATAGTTGCCGAACCAGCTGCCCTTGACGACGCGCGGACCAACCGGAGGTGCGCCCCCGGAAACGGCGCCACGCGAGATCGGATTGGCGGCCGCTTCCCTTTGGTCCTCGGTCTGCGGTGTTGGCGGGCCACCGCGGCCACCGCCCCTACTATCCATCGGCCGGGTGCGGGCCTTCTGACTGACGCCACCGTCTGCGCTGCCTCCACCTGCACCACCTCGAAGGTCGCGCAGTACATCCACAAAGCGTCGCAGCTCAAACGCTAGCTTGTCGGTCTGCTCGGTTAGCTTGTCGGCCGAGGCTTCCCATTCCTCGCGATAGCTCCCATGCCCCGCAGTACGGAGGTCGATGATATTAGCCGAACCTATCTTGGCATTCTCGGGCGTGAGAATGCCGCTCATATCAAACTTGGCATCAGATGCCGGATTGGTCCTGAACGGGAGCGGACCACCATCGGAGAATTTCTGCGGCGTGTTGTTGGGCTCGTTGTTGTCCGGCTCGTCGACCTCGATAGCATCAAGCGAAATCAAAGGCGGCTGGGTGTTGGTACCTTCCCGGCCGCGGTTCTTTTCCCGCCACCGGTTTACCATCTGCATAAACTTATCGATGCCCTCGATGAACTCGGCGAGGTGCTCCGTGAAGTTGACGATCTCATTGCCTACGAGACCGAGTATCCAGTCGATGCGCTCGCGAAACTTGTCCCAGGGATAATCCAGCAGCGCCTTGACCACCCCGCGCAACCATTCCGAAAAGCGCTTGGTGCTCTCTTCGGTGAACCACTCAGCCATCATCTTCAAGAAGCGAGTGCCGATAGGAACGACAGCGGCAGTGATCCGGCTTTGTATCTTTGTCAACGTCAGCTGAAGCTTGACACTCTGCAGCTTATACTTCTTGGAGGCTTCCTCACTTGGTATGGCGACGGCCTTGATCTTGTCCAGCATCTCCTTAAGGCCGAACCACTGCCCGCCACGAACCCCCATCGACTCGCCGATGATCTGCGCCGCCCACCGGCCCTCTTCTCCTTGGCCGGACTTGTCCTCCATGTGCCCAAGGATTTCAAGGATGGTGTTGTATAGGCCATTGCGCGCAAGCGAGTCCTGGAACCGTCGCGAGATAATGGTGCCGGTATCGCGGAAGCCTCCTTCCTCTAATCGGTCGCGGGTCGCCGAACGGTTGCCTAAGGCTAGATCGCGGACGGAGCGGGCCAGCTTCTCAACCTGGGTGCGCGCATCCTTATCCGAAACGCCGCGCGCCTTGGCCGCAACGACGAGGCGCTCAAACTGCTCGTAAGTTAGGCCGACCTCGCGCGCTACCGAATGCTGATTGATGGCGTTCTCAGCGAAGCGATCGAGCGAGCCTGCGATGCTAGCCAGCGCCGAAATAAAGGATCCACTGAAGAGAACCGAGCTAGCTCCCACCGCGAGCGCCGAGGCTTTGAGCTCCCGGCCGACAGTCTCGATGGTGGTCTCGAGCGCATCCAGTACCCGGCTGCCAAGCGGCATCGTTCGCTTAGCTTCCGCACGCAGACGCTGGATGGAAGCCTTGACCTGCTTGGTCGAAACAGTGACTTCGTCTTTTAAGACGATACCAATCTCGGTTTCGGGAGCAGTAGCCATTACGCTGCCATCACCTCTCGCTCTACCTCGTTGTCCTCGTCGCGCATCAAGGTGCCATCCTGCACCTTGCTATCGGTCTTGATGCCGGACTTACCCCGCACCTTGATCCTGAGCGCTAGCTGCGCGCCGCTGCCGTCCTTCTTCCAACCGTTGATGGCGCCATCCACATTCTTGCGCTCGAGCGAAGACTGCTTATCATCACCAGCTTTCTCGCGCCGCTCCTTCTTGATGGCGTCGATGATCGTCATCCCCTCATCTTCTTCCTTATGCCCGGGGTTGACTTGGCCGTGACCATAGAGTGGCGTATTAGGATAGTGCTTCTTGATGAACTTCTTGGCGGCTTCGATCTGCGCTGGCGTGACGTCCTTGTCGTCCTTGGCGATGACTTCCATGCCGACGGTGTTGCGGTTGCTGAGGCCCTTACCCATTGGGCCCCAACCAGTCTTCATATGCGACGAGCCCGGTCCGCCTATCTGCTTGATGGTGCCGTCGCGCTCCATCACGTACTGCACGCCCAAGCCGCGCTGGCGTAGAGTCGAGACCACTCCCTCGGCCGTACCGCGGCCGCTCGTGTGGTGGAAGATGAAGGCTGATGGCGCTGCGCCGCCAACTGCGGTCACTGCGCCCGCTTCGACGGCCCCGGCCGGAGCCTGCGGATCATTGTCAGTAGTACGAGGACTGCCACCTTGCGGGTTGCTCCCACCAGTTGGTTCGGGCGTGCCGCCGGTGCGGCTGCGGGAGCTCCCGCCATATGAGCCGCTGGCGCCACCGCCGCCGAAATTGCCACCACCACCGAAGTTGAACTTGCCTTCCTTGACGCCCTCTTCAAACAGGTAGGTAAGATCGTTGAACTGCTGCTGCATCTCCCGCAGCTGGCGTTCGAACCGCGTCAAGGTCGGACGGTCCGAAAACATCAAAGGACCGGCTTCGGTAGTACCAATCGCAACGTTGTAGTTGTCGTTGGACGGCGGCTTGGTGCTGCCAATACTACCAAGGCCTAATTGGTCCGCGAGCACTCCACCTTGCTCAACGCTTGCCTGCACCACCGGCATATTGGCAGTATCACCAAAGCGACGGTCTTCGATGTTACTAGACTCAGGAAGGTCCTCGGCGTTCTGCAGCTGCCACTTCTGGTACTCGGCGCTGACTTGGTAGGCGCCACCGGAATACGCAGCACCTTCCCCGAACTTGACTGGAGTATTACCAGCAACTGGATCATCTTTCTGCCAATGCGAGACGATGCGGATTATGTTGGTAATCGAGGCAGCGATCCTGATTGCCGCCGAGACGAACTTCATAAAGCCGGTCTTGGTCCCAGCTAGCGCGGTGTCGACCTTCTGTCTAACCTTGTCCCAGTCCTGCTCCGTGATAGTCTTGCCCCACTCGCGGACCTCGGCGATAAACCTTTCCATGTTCTCCGACTGGAGCGTAGTCGCGAGCCAACCGGAGAAGGCTTCCATCGCCGGCATAAGCGCAATGCCGATCAAAGTCTGGAAGTTCTCCAGCTCGCGTTGCAGATTAACCTGCTCCTGGAGGAATGCCGCCGCATTATCTTCCGCCGGCTTGAAGTTGTCGTTGGCGAACTGGTCGATGTTCTCAACAGCCTTGTTCCAAGCCGGGCTGCCGAGGCCGAAGGACTTGCGCCATATCTCCGTACCTAGTCGATCCGCATCAGTGCCGCTCGAGCCCCTATTCATCTGCTCGAGTATTTGGCGCATGATGTTGTAGGGGCGATCGCCATCACGCTGCAACTGCCGTTGCAGTTGCCGCGATACCGCGGTGCCGGAACCGAAGGTGCCCTGTTCCTCCAGCCTCTTGCGGGTATCCGACTCGGTGCCCCGACGCAGATCGAGGACAGCCTCGGCCATCGCTTCGATCTCAGCCTCGGCCTGCTCCTTCGACAGACCAGCAGCTCGGCCTATGTTCACCAGCTGCTTGTATTCCTGCAGCGTCATATTGAGCCGCAGAACGGTGCTATTCAGATTGAGCGTCTTCTGCGAGAACTTGCCGAGACTGACGGTCATCCCGGCAATGCCGGCAACAAAACCACCGGAAGCGAGTGCGCCGGAAATACCCAGCAATCCGAAAACGCTACGAGCGTTACGCCCAATGCCGTAGCCAAGCGACTCGCCGAAGTCCACCGCCGACTTGGTGAACTCCTTCTTGACCTTCTCGAGCGCGATGGTGACTTCATCGCGGATCAGGATTGTGGCAAAGGGCTTCGCAGCCATTACTCGTCCTCACTCGAGGCGCTGGACTTGTCGTCCTTGGTATTGGTCGGAGTGTTGGGCATCTGCGACGCGCCTTTGCTGCGCGTCGTGTTAAACAAGTCTTTGTCGCTGTCACCAGCATCGGCGGACTTAGTTGCGCCGCTGACGTCGATGTTGACGTTGGCGTTGCCCTTGACGTTGTTCACGCTCATCGAGTTCAGCAGGCCAGCGTCAATCACCTTGCGCGTAGCAGCGTCATCGTCATCGCGCTTGGTCTTAAGCGTGGTGACGTTGGGTGGCACTGCCGGCTTACCGAGCACACTACGATCAAAGGTAGCTCGCCGAGCCATGCCTCGCTGTTGCGCTTCCCGAAACGCTTTCGAGCCTTCGTAAACAATCTGGGAGCCGCCAGCTCCAAGATGAATACGGTTAGGCCCCATGTAGCCAGGAGCTGCACCACCTCCGCCAGCTCCGGCGGCAGCCGCATGTTCCACAAACTGCAAGGCGCGCGGATCGCTATGCGGAACGATTTTGCCTTCCGCATCGTACAAATCGAAGTCAGCCGCGCCGCCTCCCGTCACATCGTGGCGATGCGAACCCTTCCGCCTTCCGGTTGATGGCTGGCCACCGGACTGGATATCAACCCGTAAGCCGGTTTGCTGCGCGGCATATTCCAGCGCCTGCCTAGTGGCATCCGGCACTTTGAGATTGCGGATTTTGTTCGGGTCGCCGAGGGATGACTCCCTGACTAGCGAAGTCCCATCACCGGCACCGGTACCGGCTATTGCGGTCTTGGTCCGGTTTGGATCCGTCATCCCGGACAGATCAATCTCGGATGTCGTAGCAGTCTTGAGAACATCAATCGGCTTGGCGTTCGTTGCCGGGTTCTGCGCTGGGGTGTTGTTTTTATCGGCAATCCTGCCAGCTAAAGGAAGTGACCGGATTGTTCTGCCTGGTCTAACGCCAATGACGTTAAACCGCTGAGCTAGAATGCTGGCGCCGCCTTGCCCTTTGGTTCCAATGCCTCCAGGATTTGTTGCTGCTTGATTTGAGTCTCTGACGAAGGCTTTGACCGATGCATCAACATCATAAGCATTCCCGCCAGGAACCTGATTATGGGCGTATTGGAAGACGCCAAACGATCCGCCAGGATCGCCCAGGTTTTTAGTTTTCGGATCAAAGCTTGACTCTTCGTTAGCGACAGCAACGCCAAACCTCGCCCACTCTTCCGGTGTCCCTTTAGTGATACCGAACCTTGCCCCATCAGGCGGAACACCTTTAGGTGGATTGGCTCTAAACTCCGCCAAAAGTTTTTGATAGAGAGAGCCCCCACGCGCACCCTCAGAACCACCTTCTGGGAACTTGCCAGTTGCATCAACTCCGCCACCAGAACCAGCAGCAGCCGGACTAACTCCTGACGCTGTCGTTAAATCCTGGACTGGCGTGAACTTGCCGGGCTCATAACCTAGCGAGGCCGAGCTGCCGGGCAAAGTCGACTGGCGTGTACCAGCTGGACGATAAGGCGAACTCGATCCCGTCGGTGTAGCATCGTTACCGCCGCCCGGAGTAGTACCACCGCCGCCATCAGTACCGCCACCACCGCCGCCAGTCGGACCCATATTGCCCGCACCGCCGCGAT